GTTTTAACATTTGATATCGAGGTAGAAATGATAACAGGACTTCCAAGCATTGAAAAAGCTGAAAATGAAATCACTTCAATCGCGGCATACGATGATGTATCAAAAGAGTATCATGTATTTGTTGTTGATAAAAAACAAAAAGTAAAAGGTAAATCATTTAATAAGAATGGTAGGGATGTTCATATGCATGTATATGATGATGAACGTGCTCTCATTATGGGATATCTAACTTACTATGAAGGTGTTAATCCAACAATATGGACGGGTTGGAATATTGATTTCTTTGACGTTCCATATCTTTTCAATCGTATTAAAAATGTATGTGGTGAAAGACACGCAAGTCGTCTTTCTTGCATAGGTAGGACATATTGGTCACCATATCGTAAGCGTTATAGTGTTGCGGGTGTGAGTATTATGGATTACATTGGATTATATAAACGTTATAACTTTGGATTAGAGAGTTCATATACACTTAATCATATCGCAACAAAAGAATTGGGTAGAGGTAAGATTGAATATGAAGGAAGTTTGGATGACTTATTTGAGAATGATTTGGAAAAGTTTATTGAGTATAATATTGTTGATGTTGAATTGATAGTAGAGATGGATGCGAAATTACAATTTATAGATTTATCAAGAGCTATTTGCCATTCTGGATTTACTCCATATGAAGATTATATTTTTTCATCAAAGTATTTAGAAGGAGCATGTTTGGCTTATCTTAAAAAGAAAGGATTGGTAGCACCAAATAAACCAAAAAATCATAAAGATAAACTTGCAGAACAAACTGAAGCAGGTGAAGAAAAATTCATTGGGGCATATGTAAAAGAACCTATTGTTGGAAAATACGATTGGATATATGATTTGGATTTAACATCCCTATATCCATCAATCATTATGACCTTAAACATTAGTCCTGAAACAAAGGTTGGTAAGATTGCAGATTGGAATCCTGAATCTTGGGTTAGAGGTGAAGATAGACAATATACGATAGTAGGAAAAACAAAAGAATTTTCATATAACCGAAAAGAATTAGAAGAAGTTATTGCTGATAATCAATTGGGAGTTGCTGCAAATGGAGTATTATATACTCAAAAGAAACCGGGTTTGATTGCTGATATATTGGATAGTTGGTTCAAACAAAGGGTTGAATTCAGAAAATTGGAAAAAAAGTATGGAGAAGCGGGAGATACTGAAAAATATGAATTCTACGGTAAACGTCAATTAGTACAAAAGATTCTTTTAAATTCAATGTATGGTGTATTAGGATTAGTTGCATTTCGTTTTTATGATATAGATAACGCAGAGGCAGTTACAATTACTGGACAAACTGTAATTAAAAAAACTGCTGAAATGGCAAATCTTAAATATCAAAAAGAATTAGGTACAAAGGAAGATTATAATGTTTATATAGATACCGATTCAATTTATATGATGGCTGAACCTTTGGTAAAACATAGATATCCTGAATATAAAACGTTTGAGCAAAATAGAATGGCGCAAGAAGTAAATACTATTGCAGATGAAACACAGGCATTTTTAAATTCGTTTTATGACCTATTAGCTGAACGATTTTTTTGTATTCCAAAAGATAAACATAGATTTGAAATTAAAAAGGAATATATCAGTAAAGCTGGATTTTGGGTAGCAAAGAAACGATATGCACAATGGATGATTTTGAAAAACGGAATACCATGTGATAAGTTGGATGTTAAAGGATTGGATGTAGTTAGAAGTTCATTCCCCAAAGCGTTTCAGGATTTTATGGCTCAGATGTTAAAAGACATTCTAATGGGTAAAACAAATCAGGAAATAAATGAATCACTTTTGGAATTTAAAAAGAGTTTACCAAATCTTCGTATTAATAAAATCGCCAAAGGTGGAGCTATTAAAGAATTAAGTAAATACGATAAAGGTAAGTGGAGAAAAGATAGTGGGTTAGCTATTGCTAATTTTGAAAAAGGAACACCCGCACACGTTAAAGCCGGTATTACCTATAACCGATTACTCAAATTCTTTGAATGTCCGTTTAAATACGAACCAATTAGAGATGGTGAAAAAGTTAAATGGGTATATCTTAAAAGTAATCCATTAGGGATAGAAACTCTGGCATTTAGAGATTATAATGACCCAAAAGAAATTTTAGATTTTATCAATCAATATGTTGATAGAGATGGGATTTATAAAGCGGAATTAGAAAATAAATTAAATGATTTCTATGGTGCATTGAAGTGGGAAATGGCATCGGCGGATTCTCAAAACGCAAAAAAGTTTTTTGAATTCTAAACTTTTTTTCGTATATTTGTATAAACAAACAAAAAATAAAATTATGGCAAAAAATAAAAAAGTAAAAAAACAAGAAGTGGTTGAAATACAACCATTAGAACAATTGAGTGAAATTAAATTACGCGAACCTGAAAAATTAGAAAATTGTGAGTGGTGTTTTCAATTCGATGAAGATGAACCTCAGATATTTGCTTGGACTGGTGAAAACGATAATGATGACGAAGAACCTAAAGTAATATTCACTATTACAAATACAAATGAATCGTATATTACATTTACTCACAAAAACGGCAAATCATTTAAATTATTTGCTAGAGAATTGACTGATGAAGGTAAGCAACTTAGAAACAAGCAATTAGAATTAACAAAACCAAATTTAGAAAATGAGAGTGAAAATAAAGAAGCTTAGTGAAAACGCAGTAATTCCAACTTATGCAAAGGATGGTGATGCTGGTATGGATTTAGTAGCAACTAGAATTATATCCAATACTACATTTGATGTAAGTTATGGTACTGATTTGGTAATGGAAATTCCTAACGGATTTGTAGGATTGGTATTTCCTCGTTCATCGATTAGAAAATATGAATTAATATTATCAAATTCAGTTGGTGTAATTGATAGTGGATACAGAGGTGAACTACAAGCTACATTCAAAAAAGAAAATGGATTAGATTCACTTGCATATAAAGTAGGTGATAGGATTGCACAAATTATGATTATACCATATCCTCCAATTGAGTTTGATGAAGTAGCTGAATTATCGGATACTGAAAGAGGTGATGGTGGATTTGGTTCAACTGGAAAATAAAAAAATAAAATATGTTTGAATATAAACAAGAAGAAGTAACCCATTCGTTATGGGTAGAAAAATATAGACCATCTAAATTAGATGACTATGTAGGTAATGAACATTTAAAAGGTAAAGTAGCGGGTTATTTGGAAACCGAAGATGTACCGCACTTATTATTTTTTGGAAAAGCCGGTACTGGTAAAACAACATTAGCAAAATTAATTGTAAAATCAATTGAATGTGATTATATGATTATCAATGCATCTGATGAAAATAATGTTGAGACTGTGAGAAATAAAGTAAAGAACTTCGCATCATCAATGGGCTTTAAAAAATATAAAATTATTATATTGGATGAGTTTGATTATATGACACCAAACGCACAAGCCATTTTAAGAAACTTAATGGAAACATTCTCAGCACATTGTCGTTTCATTTTGACGTGTAATTACATTGAGAAAATTATCGAACCAATTCAAAGCCGTTGTCAAACTTTTCAAATTATCCCACCAACTAAGAAAGATGTTGCGATGCAGATGAGTAAAATTTTGAAAGCGGAAGGAGTTGAATTTGATATTAAAGATTTAGTTCCAATTATAGATTCTTGTTATCCAGATATCCGTAAATCAATCAATACTTGTCAATTAAATTCTCTTAAAGGAAAATTGCATGTAGATATTCAAAATCTTTTAGATAATGATTATAAGATGAAAGTTTTGGAAATACTTAAATCAAAGGATGATAAGAGAAACAAATATATGAAAGTAAGACAGACGATTTTAGATGCAAAAACAACTGATTTTACGGAATTATTTACATTGTTATACGATAAAGTAGATGAATATGCGGGAGAAAATACTTCCAATGTTATTCTTGTATTAGGAGATGGTGTAAGTAAATCGGCAGTAGCAATTGATAAAGAAATTATCGCAGCGGCTACATTAATTCAAATTTTAAATATAATTTAAAAAAATAAATATGGCTAACATTTTAGGAGCAGGTGGACAACCAATCGGAGGACAAGAAGAAAAACCAATTCCATTAGAAAAAACAACTCCAATTGCATGTAAGTGTGGTGGTGAGATTTTTGTACAAGGGTTTGGATTTCGTAAGATTTCAAAACTATTATCAGGCAAACCAAAGGATGAAGTCCTACCCGTAGAATTATTCTTATGTGGTGATTGCGGTGAAGTATTAAATGACTTATTACCTCCGGGTTTAAAAGTAGAAGACTAATGGCAAAAGGATTATTTGACCATATTAACGCAATAACAAAAGACCAGGACCCAAAGTATTGGGATAAGTTAGATGATGCGGATAAAAAGACTTGGAGTAATTGGTTAATCATTCGTTATATGTCTATGAATCCGGATTGGATTGAAACGATAGCGGAAATACAACCATATATACAAGAAGCACCACCTCGTGCAGTTTACAAAGCTTTGATTGGAATTTTACCAAAAGGTAAAACATATCTTAAATATATGAAAGGTAAATCGGTTAAAGATTATGAACAATGGATTATTGATTTGGTAGCCAAATGGTTTGGAATTTCAACAAATGAGGCATCTGAATATCTTGACGTATTATATGAAAGTACGATAGGTCGAGAAGAAATTAAACGAATCGCAGAGGCGTATGGTACTGACCCTAAGTTAATTACTAAGTTAAAACTCAAAGTTTAATTTGGTAATATCACCATTTTTTCGTATCTTTACATAAATAAACATAATGGCAAAAGTATCATTTTCGCAGTACTCAATGTGGAGTAACTGCCCTCATCAATATAAGTTAAACTACATAGATAAGTTAGGTGAAAGTTCATCTAACATCCATACAATCTTTGGTAGTGCTATGCATGAAACTATTCAACACTACTTATCGGTAATGTATGGTGTTTCCAAAAAGCAGGCTGATGAAATTAGTATGGATGGTCTCTTATTGGAAAATATGAGAAAATCGTATAAGGGAGAAGTTGAAAAAATGAGTGAAGGAACTCCTTGTACTCAAGAACAATTAGAAGAATTTTATGGAGATGGTAGAAGAATACTTACTTGGTTTAAAAAATATTCTAGTAAATTCTACTCAAAGAGTGGATTTGAATTAGTGGGTATTGAAATTCCATTAAACGCAACTATCAAAGAAGGTGTACATTTTATTGGATTCATAGATATTGTATTGAGAGATTTGGCATCTAATGAAATTATTATTATTGACCTTAAGACATCTACAATGGGATGGAATCAATACCAAAAAGCGGATAAAATGAAGAACTCTCAAATTCTTCTTTATAAAAAGTACTATTCAGAATTATTTAATATTTCTTTAAACAAAATTAGAGTAGAATATCAAATTCTTCGTAGGAAATTACCCGAAGATTCCGCATTTCCGATACCTTATATTTCAAAACATATTCCATCAAATGGAGCACCGTCGGTAACCAAAGTATATGATGAATTTATGGCGTTTATTAATACCGTATTTGATGATGAGGGTAAATTTAGGGATATTCCATTTCCTAAAGTACCTGGTCCCGCTAAAAAGAATTGCAAGTTTTGTGAATTTGGAAATAGGGGAATATGTGATAAACAGGCTACAAAATAAAAAATTATGTTTTTTTTAAAAACTTTATATTTATATATACAAATATATTTATAATGAATCAAGACAAAACAAAACTAACAACTGTGAAAATACTGAAAGATGTATATTCATCATTTAAAAAAGTATCTTTCGATTCGGATGTTACACTTCAAAAGCTGGTAAATAGAACAGTAGAAAGATATGTAAAGGACGATGATTTTAGAAAAGAAATGAACGAATACCTACAATTACAAATCTCAGGTTCACAATTTTAAGAAACAAAATAAGTTATGGCAAAAAAGAAAATCCTTTTACTCTCGGATGATTTAAGAATGGCAAGTGGTATAGCTACTATGTCAAAAGAATTAGTACTTGGTACAGTTCATAAATACGATTGGTTTCAGGTGGGAGCAGCTATTAATCATCCTGAAGCTGGTAAAGTTTTAGATGTTAGTGAAGATATTCAAAAAAATTATGGAATAGCTGATGCTAGTGTAAAGATTTTACCTTGGAATGGTTATGGTAACGCTGATTTGATTAGACAATTAATCAATACTGAAAAGCCAGATGCTATCCTACACTTTACTGACCCTCGTTATTGGACATGGTTGTATGATATCGAACATGAAATTAGACAAAATGTTCCTCTTTTATTCTACGCAATTTGGGATGATTTACCAGACCCATTATATAATCGTAACTTCTATGAAAGTTGTGATTGGATTGGTTGTATATC